AATTAAAAAACCATGATGAATGTTAATTATACATTTCCTCTAGAAAACCCTGTAAATCAATGTAATTATTATTGGTTTGGAGAAGGTTTTACTCCCGAGGAACTTTCACTAATTGAAACCCAAGTAGCTGAACTACCCTTTAATATAGCAGTTACTGAACAAGGGGGTCAAGATATAGGTGAAAATCTTGAAGCTCGTAACTCTAGTGTTAAATGGATTCCATTTTCTGAAGAAACCAAATGGATTTATGATAAAATTGGAGCTATGGCTTACGAAGCTAATAAAGAAATGTACCATTTCGATTTGAACTTTATGCCTGAACAAATTCAATATACTGAATACTATGGTACAAATAAGGGTCACTATGATTGGCATATGGATATAGGTAGCCAAGGATTTATGCCTTTTAGAAAACTTTCAGTTACTGTACAATTATCTGCTCCTGATGAATATGAAGGTGGTGATCTTCAATTTTGGACAGGTGGTCAAGCTCCTATGACAGGACCTAAAGGTAAAGGTAATGTTGTTATTTTCCCATCATTTATGCTTCATAGAGTTACCCCAGTTATTAAAGGTACTCGTAAGTCATTTGTTCTTTGGTTAGGAGGGGGTCATTATAGATAATGAAAATAGCAGTTTGTATAAGCGGTCAACCCCGCAATTATGAGCAAGGTTTTAAAGAACTAAAAAAATGGTTCTTAAACAAGTATGATTGTGATGTTTATATCCATACTTGGTATGATACCACCTCAGTATTTGAAACTGGTCATGATTATTTAGAAAAGAAAACATACACTTTTACACAAAGTGATTATGATAAAATTCTAAGTTTATATAAACCTAAAGCATACGAATTTCAAATTCCTATACCTTTTGATGAAACTGATATTTGCGGATCTCATTTAAATTATAAATTACATAATATTTTAAGTGCTGCTTATTCTATACAAGCATGTTATAATTTAGTACGTGAATCTGGAATAGAATATGATTACATCATTAGGTATAGGTTTGATCTTCAATTTACTAAATATGTCTCTCCTAAGTGTATCTTTTTAAAAGACATCATTCAATTAGACCCAAACAAATATAATTGCTTTAAATACCCAGATATTAACGGTTTCCCCCAAAGAACTTCTGAAATAGATGACCAATTTATAGTTAGTGGACCTCAAGTAGCCGAAATCTACTCAGACTATTTCAGTTATATTCTTAACTATGTTTATATAGATGAAGCTTATGGGGAGTGGTTAAAAACTGTAACTACAACTGCGGATAGAGTAGTAGCTGAAAGTCTTTTAAGATGGCATGTAGTAGAAAAAAATAATGTAGAGGTAAATTACGTTGAAAGTTTAACTGAACATTTTCACGCTCATATTATTAGATGAAAATAGCAATGACAATAAGTGGGCAACCACGAAGATATAAACATGGGTTTAAAGAACTAAAACGTTGGTTTTTAGATCGATACGATATTGATGTTTATTTACATGCTTGGCAAGATAAGCAATTTTATAAGTATGATTTTTTTAACGAAAGTAAACTAAAACATGTTTACAACGTTGAAGAAAACACATATCAAAATTTAGTAGATTGGTACCAACCCAAAGATTATTTATTTGAAAAGGCCATTAAATTTGATGCTACTGAATTAAAAGGACGCCATAATCAAAGACTTAATTCCCAAATGGGGATGTGGATGTCTCTAAAACGAGCTTGGGATCTATTAGAAAAATCAGGTATTAAATACGATTTAGTAATTAAAACTCGTTATGATTTACTTTGGACACACCGAGTAGCAGAAACTTGTGTTTTTTTAGAAGATATAACCCAAATAAACCCAGAATCAGTTAATTATTTTGAATACCCACCACATTGGAAAATGGCAGATCAACTTAATGATACATTTGCAGTTGGTGGGTACGATGTAATGAAAGTATATCATAACGTGTTTCCCCAAATGTTACGTACTATATTTGTGGATCCTGAATACTATCATTTTTATTACGATATGTTTGTAAATGAAACTTTAATAAGACAACATTTAAGAAATCATGGGATACCTTTAAGCCCTATATATCATGGGTTTAATGGTTATAGAGGTTTAGATGGGGGATGTTCAATAATGAGATAATATGAAACCAAAAATTTTTGCACATGGTCCTTATATTGGGACTACAGGTTATGCTAATCACACACGAGACTTTTTTAGACATTTATCTAAACATCTTGATGTAAAGGTTAGAAATTTTACTGTAGGTAAAACTTGGACTACAAATGGTCCTACTCCACACGATGAAGAACCTTACCTAAACGAGGTAGATAAAAAATTACTTAAAAAACAAACTCTTTGGACAGGAGAAAACACTAGAGAAGATTTTGATATTTATAAAAATTTTGGTGAAGATTTTGAACATAATGTAAACATTGTTTTAGAAGAAACTGGTCATCATTATTACTACGATAGATATCGTGGTCCTAAAATTGCGTATAATGTTTGGGAGTCTACTCTTCATAAAGATGATTTTTTTGATAAATTAAAAGAATTTGATCAAATTTGGGTACCTTCAAAATGGCAAGCCGAATGTACAATTGCTCAAGGTATGCCTGCTGATAAAGTTAAAGTTGTACCTGAAGGTGTAGATGTTGATACTTTTAGTCCGGGGATTTATTTAGATCAATTAGATGATTATAAAGATAATCGTTTTAAATTTGTTATATTTGGTCGTTGGGATTACCGAAAATCTACTAAAGAGTTAATTGAAACGTTCCTTAAAGAATTTTCACCTAATGAACCAGTTGATTTAATAGTATCAATTGATAATCCATTTTCAGGTGATGGACATGAAACAACTGAAGATAGACTTGAACATTACAATTTAGTTGATGATCGAATTAAAGTAAAACATTTCCCTTCTAGAGAAGATTACATTCAATACTTAAGAACAGGTCACGTATTTTTATCTTGTGCTCGTAGTGAAGGATGGAATTTACCATTAATCGAAGCAATGGCTTGTGGTACTCCTGCTATATATTCAGCATGTTGTGCTCAAATGGAATTTGCTGAGGGTAAAGGATTACCTGTTAAAGTATTAGGTGAACGACCTGCTTTAGATGCTAACTACAATCACTTTAATTCAGTTGTAGGTAATTACTACGAACCTGATTTTGAAGATTTAGCACGTGTAATGAGAGATGCTTATGTTAATTATGAAACACATAAAAAACGTGCTTTAAAAGAATCAGAAATTATTCGCCGTGATTTTAACTGGGATAAAGTAGCAGAAATTGGACGTAATACTTTACAAGAATTTTTAGACGAATACGAAAAAATAGTAGATACTAACACAGTACATGTATCGTATATAAATGGTCCTAGAGTTGAAATTTTAGGGGACGTAAGTAGGGATTATAATATTGAATTTATAGATTCTAGAGATGGCAAAGTTTACTATTCGACTTTTATTAGAAATAATATGTGGACCGCTTGTTCTAAAAAGTATTATATTCCTTGGATAATTAAAGTAAATGGTAAAGTAGTAAGTCAATTAGATTTAAATAATAAACGTGTTTTAATATCTATTGAATCAAAAGCTATTGGCGATACTATTGGTTGGTCTCCTTATGTTGTAGATTTTGCTAAAAAACATAATTGTCAAGTTATTTTATCTACATTTAATAATGATTGGCTTAAAAACCTCCCAGCTTATAGTAATATTGAATTTATTAAACCTGGAGAATCTACTGAATGCTTTGTTCATTATAAAATAGGTTGGTTTAGAGATGATAAAGGAGGATGGAAAAACTCAGATAACCATCCTCGCCAATGTAATACTATTCCTATGCAAGCAACTGCTACAGATATTTTAGGTTTAGAATTTAAAGAACTTAATTATGGAGTAGATTTTCCTAAAGGTGAAAGAATCCATCCTAACAAATATGTTGTAATAGGACCTAATGCTACAGCAGGTTGTAAAGAATGGAAATATGAATATTGGGTAACTTTAACTAAACTCCTTAACCAACAAGGTTATACAGTAGTTAGTCTAACCAAAAACGAATTTGGAATTCCAGGTGCTATAAACCATTACGGACATTCTATGGATTTTGTAGCTAATATCCTTCACCATGCTGATTTATTTATAGGATTAGGATCAGGATTATCTTGGTTAAATTGGGCTCTTGGAAAACATACTGTAATGATTAATGGTTTTGCAGAAAAAAATCACGAATTTACTTCTCGCGTTACACGTATAACAACAGACAATTGTTTCCCGTGTTGGACTAATCCAAACTTTGTATTTGATGCTGGTGATTGGGATTGGTGTCCTATTTGGAAAGGGACCGATAAACAACATATTTGCCAAAAATCAATTACTCCACAAATGGTATTTACTAAAGTAAAATCTTTATTAAAAAAATAATATTTATAATATATGGAAAAGGTTTATATAACAGACGAAGAAAAAAAAGAACTAACTGATTTAACTGATTTAGAAGGTAAATTTATATTTCAATTAGGAGAAATAGAATATCAAATTCAAAATTTGGAAGAACAAAAAGTTGAATTAAAAAAACAAATTGCTGCTTTTAAAGTAAAAAGAAATCAATTAGCTGCTAGGTTACAACAAAAATATGGAGAAGGAACTATTGATCCCGAAACGTGGGAATTTATTAAAAAATAGTTAATTTTTGAATTCTTTTCTGATATTTATCATAAAATAACAACCTATTAGCAATGGCAGAAACTTTAGTATCACCTGGTGTTTTAACAAGAGAGAACGACCAGTCATTTATCACCCAACAACCTATAACAGTTGGAGCCGCTATTGTAGGACCAACCGCAAAAGGTCCTGTAGAAATTCCTACTATTGTTACTTCATACAGTGACTATCAAAACCGTTTTGGAACAACCTTTATGAGTGGTAGTGATTCAAGTAACGATCAAATTTATACTTATTTTACTTCAATTGCTGCTTATAATTACTTCCAAAATGGAGGTGAATCTTTATTAGTAGCAAGAGTAGTTTCAGGTTCTAGTACTTGGGATTATGCTACAGCTGAAATTACAGGATCTAATGGAACTGGTTCTTTTCAACTTGAAACTCTTGATAAAGGTATAATCTGGAATAACTCAGGATCACAAAATGAAATTACAGGTGGTTCTGGATCTTTAGTTTCAGGTTCAGTAGATAACATTAGATGGGAAATTGCTACTGCTAGTTCAGCTTCAGGTACATTCTCTCTTTTAATTAGAAGAGGTAATGATAATAACAACAATAAAGTTGTACTTGAAACTTGGAACAATTTATCTCTTGACCCAACTCAACCTAATTATATTTCTAGAGTAATTGGTGACCAAAAACAAAATTATAATTCAACTGAAAATTATATTGAGATTTCTGGTTCATTCCCTAACTCATCTCGTTACGTAAGAGTTTCTTATGTAAATAATACTCCATTCTATTTTAATAATGCTGGTGTAGCTAAAGCTCAATATACAAGCTCAATCCCAGTAGTAGGTAGTGGTTCATATGCCGGAACATTTACGGGTGGTCTTGGTTCATTAATTCCAGTTGGTGCTACATATGGTCCTGCTAAATACTACGAAACTATTTCAGGTACAGATGCTACAGCTGGAGGTAATACACAAGGTTTAAAAGGTAGTGATTATGATGATATGTTAGATCTTCTTGCAAACCAAGATGACTATAGATTTAATGTATTGTTAACTCCTGGTTTGATTGATACTCTTCAAACTTCACAAATTTCAACCGCAACTAATAATACTCAAAATAGAGGTGATAGTATTTACGTATTTGATCCTGTAGCTTATGGAGCTTCTATTAACAATGCTATAACACAGGCTGCTGCTAGAGATACTTCATACGCTGCTGTATACTGGCCTTGGTTAAGAACAATTGACCCAGATTCAGGCAATTTGGTGTGGGTACCAGCTTCTACAATGATTGGCGGGGTTTACGCGTTTACTGATGCTTCTTCTGAACCATGGTTCGCTCCGGCGGGTATTAATAGAGGTGGATTAGACACAGTAATTACCGCGGAAAGAAAATTATCTCAAGGTAACAGAGACACATTATATCAAGGTAATGTAAACCCAATTGCTACATTCCCTGGTCAAGGTGTTGTAGTATATGGTCAGAAAACTTTACAAAAACAAGCCTCAGCACTTGATCGTGTAAACGTTCGTAGATTGTTAATTGCTCTTAAGTCTTACATCGGCCAAGTAGCTCAAAACTTAGTATTTGAACAAAATACTGCTGCTACTAGAAATGCATTCTTAAGTCAAGTTAATCCATACTTAGAGACAGTACAACAACGTCAAGGTTTGTATGCTTATAGAGTTGTAATGGACGATTCAAACAACACTCCTGATGTAATTGATAGAAATCAGATGGTAGGTCAAATTTATCTACAACCAACCAAAACTGCTGAATTTATCATCCTAGACTTCAATGTGTTGCCTACAGGTGCTACATTCCCAGGTTAAAAATTTAAGGAGTAGATATTTATAATAAAATAAATAAATAAGTAAAATGGCAGTATTATCACCAAACGAAATATTTTTTACAGCGTTTGAACCCAAACAGCCTAATAGATTTATCATGTACGTTGACGGTATTCCGTCGTTCATGATTAAGGGTATTAGTGACGTATCTTTAACACAAGGTGTTGTTGAATTAAACCACATCAACGTACAACGTAAAGTTAAAGGCAAATCAGTTTGGAACAACATGACTATGACATTGTTTGATCCAATCACACCTTCAGGTGCTCAAGCTGTAATTGAATGGATTCGTCTTTCACACGAATCTGTAACTGGTAGAGATGGTTACTCTGATTTCTATAAAAAAGATATTACTGTTGATGTATTAGGTCCTGTGGGTGACGTAGTATCAGAATGGATCCTTAAAGGTGCTTTCCCAGCAAGTGTAAACTGGGGTACTTATAACTGGGATACTGTAGATGCTGCAGTTGAAATCACAGTAGAAATGGCAGTTGATTACTGTATATTGAACTTCTAATAAAAGTTTACATAAATTTTAAAATTGAGCTTGATTCTGTCAAGCTCTTTTTTTATCTTAATATGTATAACTAGAATAGTTTTATTAAACAAGTATATGGAATTTAAGTTACCAACAGAAACAATCGAATTACCTTCAAAAGGTTTAATTTATCCGGAAGAAAACCCTCTATCAAGCGGTACTATCGAAATGAAGTACATGACCGCAAAAGAAGAAGATATTCTAACTAACCAAGCATACATCCAAAACGGAACTGTAATTGATCGCCTATTAAAATCACTAATAGTATCAGATATTAATTTTGATGATTTAATTATTGGTGATAAAAATGCTATTATGGTAGCAGCTCGTATTTTAGGATATGGTAAAGATTATACTTTTAAATATAGAGGAGAAACATATACTATAGATTTATCTCTTATTGATTCTAAATCATTTGATGAAAGTTTATTTGTAAGAGGAGTAAATCGTTTTTCTTTTACTATGCCTTCAACAGGAACAGTAGTTGAATTTAAGATTTTAACTCATACTGACGAGAAAAAAATTGCTCAAGAAGTTCAAGGTATTAAAAAACTTAACCCTGAAGCATCACCTGAATCATCTACTCGTTTAAAACACATGATTCTTTCAGTAGATGGTAATAGTGAACAAAAAGATATTAGGAATTACGTAGATAATTATCTACTAGCCCGAGATGCTCGAGAATTTAGAGAGCACGTTACTTCATTTCAACCCGATGTTGATTTAACTTTTTTTCCCGAACGTGCCGAATCCCGAGTTAATATTCCAATCGGGCTTAACTTTTTTTGGCCTGACGCCTGAAAAATCTACTGAGCATAGAGTAAATGTTTTCACCCAAATTCACGAAATAGTATTTTGGGGTAATGGAGGATATTCTTGGGGTGAAGTGTATAATATGCCAGTTTGGTTAAGACAATTTACTTTTAGTAAACTTCGTAAATATTATGAAGATAAAGCTAAACAATCAACTCCTAAAGACCCTAAAAAACAAACTTTAGTAGATTCATCAGGTAATGTTAATAAAGAAGCATTTAGACAAGCTAGTCCTAAAATAACTACTCCTGTCCCACAATATAAATAAAAGTTATAATTTTTGATATTTATATTATATGGCAACACCTGAAGAAGAATTAAATAAAGGCAAACAAGCCGCTAAAGAATTTAGAGAAGAAACCCAATCTCTAATAGATGCTTTTACCTCTTTAGGTCAAATTATTCAAGATGCTATTACTGATACTATTGATTCTACTCAAGGTTTAGATACATCTACTCAAAAAGTAGCTAATATCTATAAAAAGGATATTCTAAATGGAATTAAAAAACTTACCTCAGGAATTGATAAACAAATTGAACTTCAAATTAAACTAAATGAAGGTGAAGATATCAGTAAAGAAATTGCTAGGGAAAAAATTAAGCAACAATCTATAATTCAATCTATTCAAACTAGAATTAACTCTTTAAATGCTAATGAAGTAAAACTTAAAGAAGATTTAGAAGCTGCTCTTAATATAGAAATACAACGTTCTAATGACATTTTAAAAAACCTTGAAGCACAAAATGAAGAAAGAGAAAAAGCTTTAGGTTTAAGTGGTAAATTACTTAAAGGATTTGATGGAATTTTAGGTAAAATAGACAAATCAGGTCAATTATCTAAAGTTTTAGATATTAAAGGTGCTACCAAAGACGCCAAAAATATGGGCGAAGTTTTTGGTAATATTGGTAAAAACCTTGCAGCTAATGTTAGTAAAGGAGATGTTTTAACTGCTGTAATAGGTAAATTAGTAGAAAGAGCGGGTCAAGCCGATACTAATATAGCTAACTTACGTAGAAATTTTGGAGCTAGCTTTAATGAAGCTAGAAAATTAAATGATGAATTTGCTTTTACAGCAATTAAAAGTGGAGATGTAACAGCAAATGTTGAAAATCTCGCGGAAGCTAACCAAAATATTAATAATGAACTTGGGATTCAAGTAAGGTATAATGATGATTTATTAGTACAAGCTAACGCGTTAGTTAAACGAAATAAATTATCACAGGAAGCAGCTGCTGGATTTAGTGAATTAACTCTAGCATCCGGAGTAGCAGCTGAAGATTTATATAAAAGACAATCGCAAGTTACAGCAGAGGTTCAAAACTCAAGTAAAGTAGCTCTTAATTTTAATCAAGTATTAGAAGAAGCTAACAAAACTACAGGTTTACTTCGTGTTAATTTAGGTAGAACCCCTGAAGGTATTGCTAAAGCAGTTGCTCAAGCTAAAACTTTAGGCATTACCTTAAATGAAGCTGCACAAATTAGTGGTAAACTATTAGATTTTCAATCTTCTATTGAAGCCGAATTAGAAGCTGAAGTATTAACCGGAAAACAACTTAATCTAGAACAAGCTAGATACTTAGCTTTAACTGGTAAAAGTGATGAAGCTGCCGCTGAAGTACTTAAACAAGTAGGATCATTAGCTGAATTCCAGCAAATGAATGTTTTACAACAACAAGCTTTAGCAGATGCTGTTGGTTTAACTGCGGATCAATTAGCGGATCAAGTTACTAAACAAGCAGCTATTAATTCTCAAAAACAAGAAGGATTAAACATTGATGCTGAAGCTCAGGCTGAAAACGCTTCGGCTTTATCAATCCAAGAAAAACTAGCTTCAGCTGTAGAAAAACTAAATAGTATTCTTCAAATAAGTGGAGTTGTTATTGGAGGTATTATTGGTGCCGTAACTGGATTTTTCTTAGGTGGGCCCTTAGGAGTACTTATTGGAGCAATTACAGGAGCAGGATTAGTAGGAGGAGCACAAGCTGTTATGGATGGTGAAGCACCTGCTAGTAAAGGTCCATTTACTATTACAGATTCATATGGAGCTACGGCTGTTACAGCTAAAGGCGATGGAGTAGTAGTTTCTCCTAATATAAGTAAAGGGGGAAGTGGTGGTTTAGATAATGCTAAAATGGATAGAATGATATCCTTATTAGAAAAAATTGCTGCTAAACCTACTACATTACAAATGGATGGTAGAGTGTTAGCTAAAACTTTAGAAACATCTCCGGTTAACTCAAACCTTCCGGGATAATAGAAATTTAAATTTTTAATATTTATAAATAAAATATATTACTATGGGACTATTAGACATGTTAGTAAACCAAGGAGGATCTAGCTTAACAGCTTATGACGGTGCTACTCCTCCAGTTAATCCTTTAGCTACCCAGCAATCTAAATTGCATGCTGATGGAACACAACCTTCTTACTCAATTAGTGGAGCTAATTTTGGTACTGTAAACCCACAATTCCAATCCTACTTAGATGGTACAAACAATCCATTACCACAACCTTCTCAATTAGATAGAGATAATGGTAATGTGCCACCTTCTAAATGGTATCTTAACAACCTACCTGGATAATAAATGCCTTTAATAGACCTTCAAACGGATTTAAAATCGTTAAGGTACGGGAAGGATAGACCAGGCGGAGGTTCAAGTAATCAACCTTTTCATAAAGTAGATTATAGACGAAAGTTTGAACAAAGCATTGATAAACTTGCCCAGACCGGCGGAACTGATGGCTTTATACGTGGTGGCTATTTAGTTCCGGGTCGTGTACTTGCTGATGAAGAAAGATTACTTAAATACTTTCTTACGGCTGAAGGACTTTTATTCCCAGCTCAACAAAATTTACTATCTACATTAGGAGTTAGGATTTATGGTGGATATCCTACAAGCGTAACAGTCCCTAATATAAAACGCTTAAATGGAGGTACTTACACCCCTTTATCTACTTTAGCAGCAGCAGCTGGTAATCCTTTTGGAGCTCACCCTAACAAACAAGGAATTGATTTTACAGGACAAAATGTAGAATTTAGTCTTCCCCGATATATTGATTTAGTAAATGGTAGTTCTGTAGGAGGATTTTTAACTTTAGGTAATCCTTTAGGTATTAGAAGTATAGAAAATAATAGATTAATTAATTTATACGAAAATAAAATTACTAATCTTAATGGTTTTCAATCTACTGAATTATACAAATATAAAGGAGGACCTCAAGCTGGTAAAGGTGGTAAATCTTTAGATACTATTATAAGCACAGCTTCTTTTAGAACTCAATTTAGTGGTACTAATGCTGAATTTATTGGAACTTCTCTTGGTTTTACTCCTTTAAATTATACTACTTATTCTCAAAATCAATTAAATAGACTTACTTATAATAGTAGTGATTCTTATTTTGTAGTAGGATCTGGCACTATAACTACAGTACAAGATTTTAGAAAACAATTAATTAACGATAAAAATGTTAGTAATATTTCTGAATCTCCTAATTATAAGGTTCGTAATATTGAAAACAGAGTTAATTTAGGAGATCCGGGTGCAAGAGGAGTAAATAGAAGAAATTATACTAATGGAGTTCCTCAAAATTATAGAGGATTAGATTCTTTAAATGCTCTTTACTTATATCAAAGTTCTAATGTAAACAATACAGATGTAAGGACTAATGATTTAGTTAAGTTTAGAATAGCAGTTATCGATAATGATAATCCTAATTTAAAAACTTTTGCCCATTTTAGAGCATTTATTAATTCATTTGATGATAATATGTCTGCTACTTGGGATCCTTTTAAATACTTAGGTAGAGGTGAAGATTTTTATACATATAAAGGATTTAGTAGAACTAATAATGTATCATTTACTTTAATGGCCCAATCCATTCAAGAAATGTCTGTAATGTATCAAAAATTAAACTATATTATCTCTTCTTTAACCCCAGACTATGGTCAAGGCGGTTATATGAGAGGTAATTTAGTTCAACTTACATTAGGTGGGTATTATTACGAAATGCCTGGTATTATTGAAAATATAACAGTTACTATACCTAATGATGCTACTTGGGAAATTGGTATTCCTGTAAATGAAGCAGAAAGTACTCGTTCTGCTGGGAGTGCTACAGGTTTTACTGGAAAAAATATACAAGAATTACCTCATAGATTAGATGTATCTATGACATTTAAGCCTATCCATAATTTCTTACCACAAGTTGTAGGATCTTCTTATTCAAAAGCAGAAAACCCAGATGGTATAAATGGAGGTGGAAAAATTAAACAAAGATTCTTATCTTTATCTAATGCTAATCCTGAAGCCGGTAATAATTTATATTCTCAAGGAGTTGATGGTGTTTTTAAAGTTACTAACACAACTTTTCAACCCGCTGGATCCCCAAACCCTCAACCTATAATTACCCTTCCTACTAGACCTTCAATATTAGACCCACTAAACCCAGCTGGAGGAGTTCAACGTGCATCTCCAATACAACCTATAAGATAAAGTTATGAATCGTTACCAACCAATCCCATTAATTCGTAATCGTAATGGCCAGCAACAATATGCTAGTACCAAATACCCTCAAATCCCTAATAATTTTAGTGATGTATATGTTATTACATCAGCAGAGGATAGATACGATGTTTTAGCGGTAGCATATTATAACGATTCAAGTTTATGGTGGATTATATCTAGTGCTAACCCTCAATATACTCAGGGTTCGCTTTACCCACCTGAAGGGGTACAATTAAGAATCCCAACAAATATAAGTCCTATTTTAGATGCTTATAAAGCTTTAAATAATATAAGATAATAAGTTATGAGTATAGTAGGAGCTCCTTTCTTACCCTATGTAAAAGACCAAATCAAAGTACGCCAACAAGTTTTAGGTAAAAATGCTTTGAGTTCGGGTGACTTAACTTGGATAAATAGTAAAACATCCTGGATTAAATTAGCATCCTCAGTTAATATAGAGAGTCAAGTAGTTAAAGCCCCAAACAGTGAAGGGCAAGTTATAGACGTCTATAACAGTGGATCAGAAGTAAGACAAAGTTTACTAGAAATTAATGGTTACGGTGGTAATCGTTTAGCTCAAGAAATGGTACTTCAAGGAGGAGTATTAAATTCTTCTAATGGAGAACTTAGATTTGGTGTTAGCGAAACTAATACTACACTTCCTAGTAATCCTTCTAATTATGGATTTGGGGGTAGTCAATTTGGTTTAGTACCAATGCCTGGTATTACTGGGTTTGAAGTTAAAAGTTATAATAATGGTACTTTAAGAGAAGCTACGGTAAATATCACAGCTTTTAATCGTAAACAATTTGAATATCTTGATACTTTATATCTAAGATTAGGTTATACTATGTTTATCGAATGGGGTAATACCTCATATCCTACAACTATAAGTGATAGTGGTCAAGCTACATATTCTACTGGAGCTGATATTTCTTCTTTAAGTTTAACTAATGAATTTGTTTCTGTAGCTAATGCTAATGGTGTAAATAAAATCCCCGATTTTGAAACTAAAATTGAAGCTAATAGAAAAACTTCATATGGTAATTATGATGGATTTATAGGAGTAGTTAAAAACTTTACTTGGGATTTTAATCCAGATCGAACTTACACTATTACTTTAATTTTAATTAGTGCGGGTAGTGTAATAGAAAGTTTAAAAATTAACAACCAAGTTGAAGGTATAGAATATACCCCACCTTCAGGTTCTTCAACTACAACATCAACCCGCTCTTCAGCTTTAGCTACTTTTATTGAATTAGCTTCTACTCCTGAAACAGGATCAGATAATGTAAATTATGCTATTAAACAATTTTTGAATGAAGAAGAACAAAAACAACTAGCATTAAGTAATAAATATTTAACTTCAGGACTTACAGATGATAATAAAATATATTATCCTACTTTATCTTGTAATGTGGCGTATGGAGTTGAAGATTCTACCTATTGTCGATATATACAATTTGGAAGTTTATTAGGTTTCATAAGTCAAAAATTATTATCATATGATTCTGAGGGTACTGCTAACTATGTAAGAATTGATTATAGCCAAGATACATTTGTTTATAGCAATACTTGGAGTTTTTCATCAGACCCTCAAAAATTAATTGTAAGATTTTCTAAAACAATTGATGGTAAACAATTAAATTTCTTTTCAGAAAAAGGAAATAGCATTTCTCCTTTCCACTCAGTAGAAAAAGGAATTAATGTAGGTCGTTTAATGAATGTTTACTTTGAGTACAAATATTTACTTAATGTTTTATCAACTAACGAAGATCCTGAAGATGGTAGTGTTTATTTAGATAAGTTTTTAACTACTCTTTTGAATGATATTAATGTATGTTTAGGAGGTATAAATAAAATTAAATACAGAGTAAATAAAACTGAAATAAATGGTAGAATTAGAGAAGTAATTCAATTTTATGATGAAGTTACTATTTTTGGTAAAGAAAAATTAGTTAGCGATAATTACGACTATGAACTTAATTTATTTGGTTTTAATCCTAAAAATGGGTTAAATGAGGGATCTTTTGTAAGTGATTATGGTATAAGAACAGAAATTAGTAAACGTTTACAAACTCAAATTGCTATTGGAGCCCAAGCTGGTGGTCAAGCTGTAGGATATGATTCTACTGCTATAAGCAAATGGAATATAGGATTAGTAGACAGAGTAAACCCTACTAAAACTGATGTAAACCGTGTAAAAAAAGATGCTGCTAAAAACTATAATGACTTTATTCTATTAGCTAAACAATATGTTGACTATCTTAAACAATTAGATGGATCTGATCTTGGAGAATTTGATACTACTACTACAAGTGAAGATACCCAATTAGCTTTAAAACAAATAGGTGATAATTATAATGCTTTAGGAGAAGCTTCTGGAAGTGGAGTTATTACAGGTGTTACTAATTTAGTGGGTAGTGTTGGAAATTTAATAAATGCTGGGATTGATCAATTATTCGGTACTGATATTGTTGATTATGGTCAAGGTAGAAAATATGATTCTGTAGGTGTTACTTATACTAAAGCTAAAAGTTATAGAATTCCTAATTTAAACTTGACTTCAACTGAAGGGGAAAATCAATGGGCACAATTCCAAACTATCCAATCTACGTTCTTTAGTAAAGTAATGGCAGCTGATGCCCTAGGTAAGGGTATAGTAACTCCTGTTATAGGATTCCTTCCTATTAATTTTACAGTTACAATGGATGGTCTTTCTGGAGTTCGTATTTTTGATAAATTACAAATAAATTCAAGATTTTTACCTCCTAATTACGGTGAAACCTTAGAATTTATTATAACAGCTTTAGACCATAAATTTATAGATAATAGATGGATTACTAGTATTCAAACTACATCTATACCTAAACTATATTCAAAAGAAGCTGAGGTTAATTTAATTTCTAATATTAAAGAAATTTTAGAAGATACCCAACAACAAAGAGATGCTGCAACTACAGACCAACTCCCAGACAATGACTTAAATAGAAGAGTAATTACTAAAATTATTAATAGAGCAAAACAACAAGGAATAACTGATTATCAAAGAGTATTTGCAATCATATCTGTAGCTTTAGCTGAATCTGGTCTTAAAATTATAGATGAAAGCTTTAATTATAGCTTTGAACGCTTTAAAGCAGTATTCCCAGGTAAAATTAAAGCTAAAGGTACTACAGATGCTGAAATAAGACAGTTATTAAGACGAGGAGAAGGAGCAATTGCTAACTATTTATATGGTGGTTTATACGGAAATGAAGCAAACGAAGGATATACATACCGTGGTAGAGGTTTAACTCAAATAACTTTTAAAAGTAATTATAAGTATTTAGATGAACTTTTGAGTACTGCTAAGCTTCCTGTATCTAGTTTTTACCCAAATAATCCTAATGCTACTTTAGTAGAAACTCCTAATTTATTAACTAATGGATCTTCTACTGCTGAAGACTTAAACGTAGCTTTACTTGTTGTAGGTAAAAGATATGGAGCATTTGGTGATAAATTAAATTCTAGTGTAGATTATATTAATGGTCCTATTTTAAACATATTACGTACCCAAAATGGATCTAAAGGAAGAGGTAATAATAATAGCCCTCAATCGGTTCAAACTAGTTACAATAAAAAACGAAATATACTAAAAAATAGTCAATGGGTTTTTGATTTATTTGCTCAAGCTAAATTAACAAATAATTCTGGTTTATGATTTATTACCCTAAAGCAAATATAACTCCTAATCTTTATTCTAATGGAGAGATTAAAGTGCAAGGTTCTAATGATCCTTACATCGGATATTATTTTGCTACTTACGATGGTAAATTATTTAGTGGAAGAGAACCTGGAGATGGAGTTAACCTCCCCTTATCCGTTACACCTATTCTCCCAGATTCAGTTTTAGAATCTTTCCCAGATCTTAGATTTGAAGGAGATAATGAATTTTATTCTACTAATCTTCTTAAATTAAAACGCCCTTTTATACCCCCAGTCTTAACCCCAGTTAGATACTATCCTAACCCTTCATTAGCGGATTATCAAACAGGAGAAATACAACGTTACTTTGCTAAAAAAGTAAATGAAAACATTTATACTGAAACTAGGGGAATTTTTGAAAATAATTTGTACATTGGGTTTAGTATACCTTGGCTAATAGCAGGAAATAAAGATAATGTTGCCCAAGTTAACCAACGTATAGTTGCTTTAAAAGAAGCAGAACTTAAAATAATAGGACTTGGATTATACCTAAAAAATAATTATCTTCAATTCTATAAATGAATTGAATAAGTGTTTTGGTTAATTGAAAATAAAGAACAATTTCAAGGGTTTGTAGGAAGAGGTTTTGACGAAGCGTTTGTAGAAATTATTCCTAACAATCCATGGCAACATCCTAGCCAAAATTCTATTTGTGCTTTCTATATTAGACATATAGAAGACAGTAAGGGATTTATTTTACCCATTTCTCATACCGAAACAGGTACTTTATTTGAAGATGAGGTATATTTATATCTAAAACGTTTAAAAAAGATATATGTTAGAGATAAAAAAGAATTCTTACATTATACAACTTTAAAGCAGCTTTTAGACATAACCCTGTCCCTTCCTCCGTATATACCTCCCTTAACAACAGCCCATAAATTTTTATATAATCGATACCCAAATCTATTAACCGTCAATCAACTCGTGCCGATTACTAAACACTATGAGGTTTGCGAGCAAATGTATGATGATTTAGAGCACCGCATTAATTCCGCATTAAACCCGTTCTATAATGACATGGCTACATTAGTGTTTAACGCTATAGAAAGAGTAGGTATTAAAATTAATCAAGATGAATTTAGCAAACATTTTTACGAGACCGACCAAGAGATTATTTATACACAGTACAATTTTAAAACACTCACCACTCGACCATCGAATCGATTTGCCGGGGTTAATTTCGCAGCTTTACCGCACGACAGTGGGTGCAGAAAATCCTTCATCCCGCGAAATGATGTATTTGTGGAGATTGATATTAGTGCTTACCATCCTACTCTTGCTGCTACCCTTGTTGATTATGATTTTGGAAGTGAAGATATTCACTCGGCATTTGCTCAACTTTATGGGGTGGACTACAAAACAGCGAAAGAATTAACGTTTAAGCAATTATACGGAGGAGTTTTTGAACAATATAAAGATTTAGAATTTTTTAAACTTACAAGCGAGTATATACGTACGAGCTGGGAAAAATACGAAACCGAGGGAAAGCTTATATGTCCTATTTCTAACCACGTGTTTGAGAAAGACAAATTAGAAAATATGAACCCTCAAAAGCTGTTTAACTATGTTTTACAAAACATGGAAACAAGCGTGAATATTAAAATTCTACATCGTATATTGAAGTTATTAAAGAATAAAAATACTAAATTGGTTTTATACACATACGATGCGTTCTTATTTGATGTAGATACTCAAGAGCAGGACGTATTGAATGAAATTAAACAAGTTTTTGATAAATTAAAGTTACATATAAAGGTTAAACATGGAGACACTTACGACTTTTGAGTTACCTTCTTATATTTATGGTACAGAGTACGATTACGAAAACCCCATAAATATAAAAGATTTGAATAATAAGTTATTTTGTACATTTACAACGTTGGATGCGTTGGATGATTTGGTAAGAGACCTTACCCGCAAATACACTATAATGTACAACAAGATGTTCGTGTTGGAGATTAAAAACAACAACGAATACGTGGTAACTTATAATGTAGAACAAGCTAATGTAGCTAGTATCCCAGAAAACACGATTCTAGTACATCGTAAAAAAGATACTAATACGCTTTATACTATTAATGCGTTAAATGAGCTTATTAAAAGCTTAAATGGTGGGGTAGTAGATCCAAGATTTAAAATTGATTGGATGCAC